CCCCGTTTCCCCCTATGGCTCCCCCCCAATATTTTCTTGATAGAATGTTGATATGATTGATGTCGTTGTTTTTAGTTGACTGGTGATTAAGAACTAGGCAGTTGGTGTATTTCCCTGATGGTTCAGATCTATGGTATGAAGGTTTTTATTGTGATTAAGGAGAGTGAAATGAGTGTAGATCATCCAGAGTTTGTGGCATTGAAGGCGGCTAGAGATGAGTCGTTAAAGATCTATCCTATCCTAATGTACTTTGATTATAAGCATTTACCAAAACATCTTCAGGATGTGAGTTCGATTTTCCACAAAGTCGCGTGGGGTATGGCGGCGGTGAGTCGTAATGCTGAGACGTCGGCTGGCTTGAGAAAATTGCTTGAGGCTAAGGATTGTGCGGTGAGGGCTGCTTTAGGTTGAGGCTGTGGATAAAAGCACGAATTCCCCTATGGCTACCCCCCGAATAATTAGCGTTAAATGTTTGAAACCATTGGTATCGTGTTTTACTATTTACTGGTGATTAAGGAATGAGCAGATGATGGAAACGACTGAAGCAACGAAGGCCCCAAGAAGCATGCAGGAGAAGAGAGAAAACTACCCGATTGTGTATGAGAGGTTCTTGTCGGAGGTTCCTGATGTTTTGAGGGATTTTTTGGAGGAGTTTGAGATATCGGATGAGTCAGATGTGTATCACGGAGTTTTTCCAGGTTTTTGCTCATTTAGCTGAGCTTCTAGGTAGAGAGGCTAATGGATGGCAAAAGCAAATAGGTAAGGACACGTTTGAGTCTGTTCGGAGGCATTTGATGGATATAAGGGTAAGGCGTGAAATAGGAGAAAATGGTGAGTCTTGATGATGATTTTTTCATTTTATCGATGTTCTCGAAGGGATGGATTTCTCTTGTCTTTACAATCCTTATGATCGCTGCCATAGCTTGGCATTGTTCTCAATCGTCAAAGTGTGAAGGTGATGGCAAGATATATCTCGAAGATCAAGATATGTGTATAGACAAGGAGCTATTGAGCAAGCCATGATCACTTGACTGACCAAGAGAGTCGATATCCTGAGTGAGCAATCCTCTCAAGGCGAGGCTTTCCAGTCTCGTTTTTTATTTAAAAATTCACCCAGAAAGATATAGCTGTCTGATATAATTGTGCAAACGTATGCACGATAGTTCCATCACAGATAACCACTGATAGAGAAAAAGGAAGTTAGATGATTAAGATTGTAGGCATTATTTTACTTGGTTTGTCATTGAATGGCTGTGTCTCGACGCAGGGGATTGAGCCTGAGGATTCGAGCCCAGTGATCAGTGAATTTGAGGAAGACTCTTGTGCGGTGAGTACGGGCATCTACACGGTGGGGTCTTATGACCAATCGGATGTGTATGTGAAGTTCAATGAGGAGATTGATGCTTACGCCTATGGGGTGACTTGGAATGGGAAGTACCAAGGGATCATTGCTTTGGACACGATTGGATTTTTCCCTATAGCTCCTTCGGGAGAGGCTAAGATGGTGTTGGTTCATTACGATGAAGAGGGAATGAAAACCGGTAAGATTGATCGCCTGACAGTAGAGATGCCTAAGGAGGAGTCACGATGAGTGATCCAAGAAAGATTCAGTTAGATCCGGTTTGGAGTGGTGATCAGGTTCAGTCGTTGGCATCGGGCGAGGCTCTTTGGGATTTCGAGCAGCTCCAGCTTTTAAAGTTATGGCAGAAGTATGGTCGCGGCGAGGAGGTAAATGTATATGTGATTGATTCTGGGATTGATGATCACAATTGTATGTCTGGCAAGAAAGTTCCGAGGTTTTCTTTCATGGACGACGATGCGAGTGGCCAGGATGAGAATGGTCATGGGACTTGGTGTTGTAGTAAGATTGGCGGCAGGGGAGTAGGGATTGCTCCTGGTTGTAATTTAACTTCGCTGAGGACATTGGATAAAGATGGTTCTGGTTACACTTATTATTCGACGGATGCTTTGCGGTGGGTGTCTAAGCAGAAAAATCCTCACATTGTAAATATGTCTCTGGGGAGTACGCACAAGTCCCAGGCTCAGGCTACGATTATCGAGGAGTTGTGGGATCGTGGATGTATTGTTGTTGCAGCGGCTGGTAATGAGGATACAGAGGATCTCAGCTATCCGGCGGCATATTATGGGGCATTAGCGGTAGCGGCTATTGATGAGAATAGGGAGAGGGCTTGGTTTAGTAACTATGGTGCCCATGTAACGATATTGGCTCCTGGAGTATCATGTTACGGAGCATATCTTGGAGATAGTTTTAGAAAGTTGGCGGGGACATCGATGGCGAGTCCGACAGTCGCGGGTCTATTGACCTTGGGCTATTCGCTTTGTAGTAGGGCTATGCTTTCCAATGTTGAGGCTAGAGATTTGTTGATAGATACGCTAAAGGAAACAGCAATAGATCTCGGTGAGCCAGGTAAGGACAAATTTTATGGTTTTGGTGGAATCGACGGCCCATCGTTCATGCAAGCTGTATCGGATGCCTGCGAAGAATAATAATTTAATTATTTTAGTCGAGATATTGAGGCACCATTTAACTGGTGCCTTAATTTTTAGACATGGGGAAAGACTTTACATAGAGGTCAATCGCGGAGAGAAGATCACTTGTTTTGAAGCTCTTGAGGCTTGTCTTACGGTAGACGGATTCTACGGGATAATAGAAAGAAGCTTTTGGCAAAGGTCATTAAATCATGTAGCTTACCTCCATACTCGACAAAAAAGATGGTGGATGTTGTTTGATGATGGTTCGACTTAGTTGCCCAGAATGCTGCCAGGATAAAATATCGCCATTAGAATTATATGGTTTTGATCACGTCTATGAGTGTCCTTGCTGTGGAGACAGAATGTGGTTTGTGGTTGAAGTTAAAGAGGGGCGCCATGTCTAGGAAGTGGTCGACAGACGCCGAAAAAATAGATTGGCTAGTAGATCATTCCCATCTATGGGAAGATGACTTCGAACATCATTTTGATGCTATGCGGATAAGGATGTTCAAAGTGATGAGGAGGGCAAGTCTCTATTCAGGTGAGACGAGCTACGATGCTGTGAGTAGAATCAAGTTATCGAGCTTCTTAAATAAAGCTAAGAAACGGCTCGATGACGAGGGATCAATATTTTGAGAAGAGATCATGGAAATATCAAACCCCAGCGACTATGTATTAGAAGAAAGAATTTGTAGTAATGGTTGTGAGCGGAAGTTCAAAGTAAGTCCAAAAAGTATTCAAAAATATGCGAGATCAAACTGTGAGCAGGTATGTTTTGGCATAAAGTCGGTGGGCACTAAGATTGGAAGATCCACAACTGCTGGTTATTTTGGAGTCATGTATAATAAAGGCGGTGGTCGTAAGAATCGTGCCCCAGCGATTTTCGACAAGAAGATCAAAGAACTTATAAAATCCATTGAAACCGAATGCGAAGGTCTGGATCATCACAAAGATTTTATGGCCAAGATGGATATTTCCTATTTCTCTTGCGCCTTGGATAAATTGCATAAGACGGTAAGCAGCCACTTTGATTTAAAAAATTTCTGTGAGCTGGTGGACATTCCCGAGAAAGAGTTGAGAGAAATAGACGCTATTCGCCTGAAAATCCTCCCTCATCTGTCTGAGGAAAAGCTCAGATTTTACGGCTATGATACTCTTAAGAAGGCTTCGACCAAGATGAGGTCCGCGATGACAACAGAAGAAGCAGTCGACTACCTTAAGAAGTTCTATGTTTGCTCAGTCATGGGAGTAAAGATGGCAGAATATGAGGTTCAGTTAAAAGAGATGAGGGATTATTTTTGTAGCGGAGTAGATCTTGACGCTTTCGATAGAGAATTGATGAAAAAAATTCATTCATCAATAAAGGACATATCAGGAAAGTTTAGGCCGTGGGGACAGCGCATTAAGTGATAATCAGTGAGTTATATAAAAGTTATAGCGTTTTTACTCCTGACGAGTTCGAGAAGTCTTTAGCAAGAGATTTAGAGGACATGACCGACCAGGAGCGAGGTGCTTTTTATACCGCACTGATAGATTCAGATTTCGAAAGTAGTTTGAGTAGTCTTGAGCTGAGACGGGAGATCATTCCAGTTTCGGAGTGGCTTGATGACGATTATTATATGGGTGAAGAGGGCAAGTCTCTTTATCCTGCTTGGCGCGAAGACTTGATCGAGTTGTTTGAGTCGGACAACTATCAATGTGGCGTGATCGTAGGCGGTATAGGATCTGGAAAATCTAACTTCTCTCAGTTAGCTGTGCTTAGGATGGTGTATGAGGCTTCATGCTTAGTGGATCCCGCGAGGAGTTACGGCATTGCCTCCAATAGCACAATTGGTTTTTGCAACCTAGCAAAATCGAAAGAGACGTCGAGACGTGTGGTGTTCGAAGGTATCGGAGCAAAATTAGCAAATTCCCCTTATTTTAAATATGAATTCGCTCCATTGAAAAACGTCAAAAATGAGATAATATTTCCTAATAAAATAACTATTTTGGCCGGTAGCTCGACCGATACTAGTATTATCGGCATGAACATTTTCGGAGGCATTTTCGATGAAGGTAACTTCATGGGGGGGGCTAAAAAGAAAAAACATAATATGGCCGAACAAAAAAGATGGGGCCAACAAGGAAAAGCGGGACGTTTATTTGAAGCAGTAATGAGAAGGATGAAGTCTCGGTATTTGAAAAAAGGAAATTTACCAGGATGTCTATTAGTCGTATCGTCTAAAACAACACACGATTCTTTTACAGAACAATTAATAAGAAAAGACCAAGCAAAAGGCGTGACGACGACATTCGTTCGTGACCGGAATATTATTGAAGTCAAAAGGGACCATTTTGATGATTCTGTTTTCCGAGTTGTCGTTGGCGATGAAACCTTTGGATCTAAAATATTAAGTGAAGACGAGGATGAGGGCAGTTATGTAGGCGCTACGATTATTGAAGTGCCGACCGACTTTAGAAATGAGTTTGAAGATGATTTGGATGGATCTCTTAGAGACATAGCCGGTGTCAGTACGGTAGCTATCAGTCAGTTTATCAATAAGCCTAACAAGGTCGACGATATGATTGATGATCGGTCCCATCCGTTCTCGTGTCCATTGCTAGGAGATTCCATGCAGTGGGACAGCTTACTGCCTTATAAAATCCATTGGGATAGAATTGCCAATCGCTTGCCGACGGGAGAGTGGGAGCCAAAGCTAAACCCATATGCTAAGAGACATGTGTCGATGGACCCTGCGTTGACTGGGGATGCTTTTGGTCTAGCGATTGTGCATATAGCGGGGACGATCCCGGTCTTGGTGAGGGGTACGCATGATATCTACGAGCAGGAGCCTTACTTTGTCGTAGATTTTGTGTTGAGTATTCAAGGGGAGCCCGGAGAAGAGGTGATCTTCAAAAACGTCAGGCAGCTGTGTTATGAGTTTAGTTATCATGGCTATCACCTAGCTGAGTTCTCTACTGACACGTATCAAAGCCGTGAAATGCTGCAAGCTTTGCGGGAACAGGGCTTTCGGGCCGGCCTATATTCAGTAGATACAGGTATTGGAGTTTTGCCTGAAGATTGGTCTGAGACAATGTCAGAAAGGCAGATGGAAGGCTCAGGAGAATCAAAAAGAAAACAAGCTTATAGATATTTGCGCAGGGTGATTTACGAAGATCGGATACGGACTTATGATTACCCAATTTTAATAAGAGAAATCAAGCAGTTAGAAGATACTCCGAGAATGGTAGATCATCCAGGTGAGAACGGTAGTAAAGATGTTGCGGATGCCGTGGCAGGTGCGGTATGGACATTGTTTAGGGCAGATTATAACCTTGAGCCAATTGGTATGATGTTGGGCATTTCAGAACCGCCTCTTTCTGCTAATATTTATGGTCATGATGTCGATGAGAATTTCGAGCAGGTCAGGCGGGTGCATGGGGATATTCAGGTTTCGGATAATCTAAATCCTCCAGGTCCTAGTCCTAGGGTTTATCAGAAGAAGAAGCCCAAGACGCTAGCTCCGACTTATAAGAAGATAGCTCATGACGGGACTGAGAAAGATTTGACTTGGCAAGAGCCAGATATCGATAACTTTATTGCTCGTGGTTGATAAGCTATAGTCAGTCAAACGGTGCAGACGTTTTCACCATCACCCGAGGATAGCTGAATGGGCTTTGCAGGTAATACTTTAGACTTGATCCGAACTGTAAGTAACCGCAGGAATGCGTTAGCAATCGGGCCAAGTTATTTCGATAGTATAAATAGCAACGCTATTAGTTATAGCAATGTGACTTTGGGCCCTCAGAATGGGTACAACGATTATCTTACGGACAGTGTAAAGCTGGACCAAGATTTGATGTCGAGGTATGCAGATTATGAGGACCAAGATGATTTTCCTGAGTTAGGTTCGGCACTTGACCTCTTTGCCGACGATGCCACGGTACAAGATATCGTGACGGGTAAGAGGATGTGGTTCGAGGCTGAGGACATGGCGGTCGAGACGATCTTGAATGACATGCTCGATGTGAACCTTCAGATAGAGAATGATCTGTGGTCGATCACTCGGAGTTTTTGTAAATATGGAAATAGTTTCGAGGAGATTTTCGTAGCTGATGGTGTTGGTGTGGTCAAGCTGAATCACCTTCCGCCTCCTAGCATGAGGAGGATTGAGGATGTGAATGGTATTTTGTATGGATTTATATTTGATCCGAGTATGACGTTCAGGATGGATACTCAGACGTTCTTGAATAAGATCAACGAGAAGTCTATAGGGCAGCTATCACCGATGCCTGAGGGAGGATCTTACCTCCAGGACTTGATGCAGGTTTATGAGCCTTGGGAGTGCGTACACTTTCGTCTGAGAGGAAAAACCAGGCGGGACTTGTATGGATACTCCGTGACGGAATCAGCAAGGTGGGCATGGAAGCGGTTGACCATGCTTGAGGATGCGATGGTGCTTTATAAGTTGACAAGAAGCCCTCAGAGATATGCGTATTATGTGGATGTTGGGGATGTTCCGCCTCAGCAAGCCAAGGGGTTTCTAAACAAGATCAAGAATGAATTTAAAAAAACTAAGTTTATAGATCCGAATTGTTTGACTGGCGACACTCTTATTCCTCTGTTGGACGGTAGTCATAAGCCGATACGAGAGTTGGCGGATGAATATGCAAAAACAAAGGAAAG